ATCATCTTCGAACCACTAAAACCATACTTTAGCATCAGGTGGTACAAAACCATAAGGGCGAGTAGTATCTTTAATTTCAAATTTACCATTTGAAATATCAATCACTCTATTGTGTTCTTCAAAGTCTCCCTTATCTTCATTATAAAAACCAACGATAGGACAACCAGGTAAAGTAGCTGCTAAATCTTTAGCCACTTCTTTCGTAATTACACTTCGATTACGATTAGGTTCATCCCCAACATAACAAACTTTTATTTGACATTTTGAAATAAGAGGATTAATCGCTTCTATTTGTAAAACTTCAATAGGCATATTATCCATATTTATACTAACATGAGCCATTTACTTGATTAACCCTCCTCTCAACTCATAGATTCTCTATTTTGAATGGTCTTTTCAGACTTCTAATCATCAGGAAGTTCTGGACGACCAGTCTCTGATGTATTATCAGAATTATTTAATTTCCTTTGACTTCTTGTGGCCAAAATATCTTGTCCATTCATTGTTGAACTCATCAAAGGTGGAATCATAATACTTGGTAAATCAAGAATCTCATTTTCAAAATATGCAAGATTAAGAACAGAACTCTAAGAATGTCCAAGCGCAATTGCTGGCATAAATTTAGATTGTCCATTTGCTGTAAACTCTTTATATAACTTAGCTAAATCTTTATAATTATACTAAGTTGTTTCAAGCATAACAAATCTAAAATTAAACTTTTTAGTTGTGTTCTTTTTCTCCATAATTCTATCAAAAAATACATTAAATTGCAAGAGTAAATTGCGCATTGTTGATTCATCATCTAATATAGATTTTTCTAATGAAAGATTTCCATCTGTATTAAATAAGTTCCTTGAAACACCCATTGCGTTATAAACAGTGCGCTCAACTTTTTCTAAATCATCTGTTGAAGTAGTTGTATTTTTATCACTAATATCAATAGATTCAACATCTGCAAATGTAGTAATAACATCAACACCGACCGCACGTTTTAACATTGCAACAGCTGTATTATGAATGTCTCTTGCTTCATCCACATCAAAAATCAAATCACCATTTTTATCCATTGGTAATTTCTATACTAAAATTTTAAGCAATTTTTGCATTTGCTTTTTTCTATCCAATTCTTGAGCAGCATCTAAATCCAATATAGCAGGAAGCGCATTAATAAAGATTGGCATATCACTTCCATTAATATTAAATTTTATTGTTGCTCCTGGATCTAATAAATACCAGCCATAACTTTTTTTGAATTCAGGACTATAAACGCCATAAATATCATCATCAACTAATTTACCTTGTTTATATAAAGCATATCCTTTAGCAAATTCATCAGGGAACATTTTTAATACTTTCATACGATATGCTACATCATGAAATTTATCATCAAAAAAAGACATATTAAATTCAATAGCCGGCAATCCACCAACTGAATATCTTGTTCTACAATATTCATAAGGAAGTTCTTGTAAAGTTAATCCTTTTTGCCCATCAATAACATAAGCATAATAGCAACCATACTTTACAACTTTTAAAGCAATTTCTCCACAAAGTTTTTTAATATAACTTCCATCAAGATAAGTTAAAATCTTAGTATATTCTTCAATTACTTTTTCTGGTTTTGCCGATTCTTTAACATTCTCAGGATATACATACCAATCATATCTATAAAGAAAAGCAAAATAATTACAAACAGTTTGATAAATACCACTTGCCGCATAGAAGAAATCAGAAATCATTCTCATCTTTCTATAATCTCTTCTAACAATTGCGTCCATAATATCTTTTTTACTACAATAAGGTGGCCGCGCAAGTTTTAATGTACCAATATCTAAAATAGCATCTTCTAATTGTTTTACTCCAACTTTAATTTTTCCATAATCTGATATAGCTTCTTCTGGAATATCTTCTGGTCGTGCATATCCAAAATTAAATAAGTTAAAGCCTTTGGCATGGATGGTATCTTGTCTTTTTTCTTGTAAATTTTCGTCCAAGATTCTACCTCCTTTAATAGCCAGCTTTTTTCATAATATAATCATAACTAACTAAATTTTCTTCAGTGTAAGGAATTTCAATTAGTTTAATATTATGTAAAGCGCAAAATCTTCTTTTTTTATTATCATTAAATTGTTGCTAATAAAGGCCTTTCTTACCACCAAATTTAGAACTTGGTATATAATGTTGACTGCCCTAATATTCTATTAAAAAATCAATATTTCCATCATCATCAAATACAGCAAAATCAAATCGAAGAGGTCTCCCATTCGAACTATTTAGTCCAGGAAAAATATATTCTTCTTCAAAATTCAAACCTGATTCTTGAAGAATTTCTTCTATCATGATTTCTCCTCTACTACTTCTCATTTTTTTCACCTCTTCTTAATTTGAAAACATCATATCTGTTATTTTAAATTTCTTTTTACGTTTTTTACTTTCTTCTTCCATTTTAATATATAATAAACCATATTCAGCAGCAGAAAATTTATCTTTACGAATACCTTTATTTGCTTGTTTAAGAATAATATTTACACCTTCGTTTTCTTCTCGAAGATTTCCCATTTCTTCTTTTAATATGGAAGTTAGAGTAAATGGTTTTAAATATTCTGCCCTTTTTTCTGGACTCATTTTTTGCCCTGCTTTTGTATTTAATAATTTCTATTTAGCAATACGTTCATCAATAAGAAATTTTATTTTTCCAGCATTAAGCATAGTCTAAAAATTAGCATGCGCTTCTGTATTGACTGGCGCATTTGCTTTCATTAAATACATAGCATCTTCTTCAGTATTTTCAGTTCTAAATTTTTTATATTCTTCAGCCGCATCTTCTTGAGTTCCACCATAAACACCAAAATCTGGGAAATCATCTCCAGTAACTGGGTCATGCTATGGTTTTACCATATAGTCTACTAATCCAATACCAAGACCATTAGCATCTATTACAAGACGACGTGCTTTATATTTATAATATAACCTTTTTAATTTAATTGCCTAATCTTCAAAATGTGTATCATTCATAGTATATATATTTACTAATGTTTTAATAGCAGGTCCCGCAGACTATGGAGTTACTTTCCATATACATACTACAGAATCGCAACCTTTACGACCTACATCAACAGATAATATATAAAAACTATGAACAGATGAACGACCAGAATGTTCATATTCTGGCTAATTTAATACTCTATGTTTATCAAAAGTTTCTCCATTAAAGAAAGCATTTTCAGTAGTTCCTGACCATTTACTTTCATATTCTCTATCAAAGGATGCCTCATTATAAGTACCATCCTATTGTAAATCTTTAATAAATGTTTTATCTAATAATTTTACTAATACTGGAATGCGCCAAGTGCCACCCATAATAAAAGCCTTCTCTGGTTCAGTAACCATCCACACCAATAGTTGGATTAGTTTATCATATGCGAATGTTCCTTTCCAACCTGCGGTGGTTACATATATCTAACTTTTATTTAATGTTTCTTCTTGTTGAGATGTGCCATCCATACATAAACGAGAAACGTTCATTGTAGGAATAATAACCTATGAAAGAATTTCTCCATCTACACCAACGCACTCTTCTATTAATCCACCATGACGACGTTTTCCTCTTGACTTTTCAGTTGCCGCAATATTATCAAAATAAGAACCATTTTTAAACATAAAGATACAATAGTCTTTACTAACTCTTGTTTTTCCTGGCCTTCTATCTAATTCTCGATCGAGGGCCGGCACAAGATTACATAATTCATCAACTTTTTCTTTTATGATTCCTGCGGACTATTCTTTACCACCTGATGTAACAAATAATTTTGCACGAGGATAAAGAATACAACGAATCATTAATACTAGAACTGATAAAAAACTTTTTGAATCTTAATATTCTAATAAAGACGCTACTCTTTATTACGTTTTTTCAAAAACTGCTTATAGTTATTTTCTTTCCTATAAGAATAGACTATATCACATTTCTATTGATAATAGAAATCTTCCCATTTCGATTTAAAGGATTTTCACCTACCACAATCACTTTGGCCCTACTCCTATTGTTCCTATTTGTATTCCTCGGGAACTATTTCAGGATAGTCGTTGAAGTTTTTTATTTATTCTTTTTCAATATATTTAAAAATAAATCCACCATGAGTTTTATTCTAACCACGACAAACTTTACTAATAGTACTACTATCTAAATTTAATTCTTTAGCTGCTAATCTTGCAGAAGCAAATTCTTTTATAAATTCACCATTTTTAGTATATTGTGCAACTTTTTTAGCACTTGAATTAGTTTTTGTTTCATATAATGCTGCATTAGCATTTGCACTATTTGTTAATAATCTTAAATTATTTATATCATTATTTAATTTATTTCCATCTATATGATCTATAACATATTTTGATTTATCATAATTTCCTTTAAAAATTTGATAAACTAATTGATGAATCATATAATCTTTTACTAATCCATTATTACTTAAACGTATTTTATAATAACCACAAGTAATACTTGGTTTTAATAGATTATTTTTTTCTTTATGTCTAATACGACCTAAAGATGACACATAATAATTTTCAAATTCTTTCCAAATTTCATTAGGTAAATCTTCTTGATAGTATTCTGTCTGTCGTCTATTTACATTTGAATTATCTTTCCAATGTTTTGTATTTTCAGAATAAGTAACCCATTGTAAATTATTTATATTATTATTTAATTTATTGCCATCTATAT